GAAAAAGCCAACCGTCAATAAATCATCGCCAGTTGCCGCGAAGAAAAAGCCCGCGCCAAAAAAGAAATGACCTTCGACGAACGCAGCGAGCTCAACATTGCCACGCTCCACCCAGAGGCCCAGAAACGCGCCCGCGCCTTCCTCGGAGCCGCCAAAGCCATCGCCGCAAAAGTCGGCTGCGACATTAAAATCATCTCCGGCACCCGCTCCTACATGGAGCAGGACGCCCTCTACGCCCGAGGCCGGACAACGCCAGGAAAAAAAATCACCAACGCCCCAGCCGGTCACAGCAACCACAACTTTTCAATCGCCTTCGACATCGGAGTTTTTCGCGGCAAAGAGTATTGCGACGAGCACCCCCTCTACCGCGAACTCGGCACGCTCGGCAAATCCCTCGGCCTAGAATGGGGAGGGGACTGGAAAAGCCTCGTGGACGAGCCCCACTACCAACTCCGTCCGCATTGGGCGACCGGCATGACCGAGCGCGACATGCTCGCCAATTTACGAAACCGAGTATCGAAAAAAATAGACGTTCTGGCGTAAAAAAAAGCCAAAAACGCAACATCAGCGCAACGCTCTTGTAAGTTGCTAATAATCAGCACCCATTTTTCGATTCGTAATCGATAGGTCACGAGTTCAAATCTCGTCGTCGGCTCCCCTCTTGTAAGCCCGCAAATCCGCATCAGTATTGGCTGTCCTGTCTTTTTGCTGATATGCGTGAAACTTGTTGAAAATGCGTGAAAATGCGTGAAAATAGGCTAATGCGCGCAACGGACGCAACACGACGCAACAAGCCAATCATCACCATCCGTGAGGCCACGGTGCGGGGGGAACACAGGCACGTTGTTTTTTCGCGGATCGCTGGTAAAGAAAAGCGCACTTTTTTCAAGACGCGACTCGAGGCACGGCTGCACCGTGACGCGCTCTTGGATAAATTGGAGACGGGAGGCACTGAGGCTTTTAAGGAGTCCTCCGGGATGACGGTGGCAAAGGCTTGGAAAGAATTTTGCCTAGTTCGTTTACCGAAGCTCAAAGATGGGAATCACAAGCGGCTCTTGAAATGGTGGTGGGGTCATTTTTTGGAGAAATACGGGCCGCTTAATTTAAGCGACATTCGTCCGGCTCATATCGAGGCTTTCCTTTCACGACCATGGTGGAGCGGGACGACGGCGCAACAGGGCTTTGTTTATCTCCGCCTGGTATGGAATTGGCTGATACGTCATGAGCTGGCTATGGGCAATCCTGTGGTTAAAATTGACACTCCGAAATCGGCGCCTGAGCACCATCTTCTCACAATCGCGGAGGTGAAGCGGCTCTTGATATTGACGCGTGACAATGACCGTCTGCGGGCTTGGCTTGTGCTTGGACTTTTCGGCGGGATGAGGATCTCTGAGGTGTGGAGATGTCGCCCAGAGCACATCGAGAGAGACGAAATCTTTGTCCCTATTCGCAAAAGCACGGACCCGAAACCGCGCCCGCGCTTTGTGCCTATCCTGCCGGCATTGAGGCGGCATCTCCCGAAAAAGTGGGATGAAATCAACGAGGACATCATCAAGCGTCCGAGGACGGAGCTGGCGCACGCGATGGGCTGGCATGAGTGGCCGCAAAATTGTTTGCGTCACACGGGAGCCTCAATGCACCGAGCTATGTGGCAGGACTCAGCAAAGACCGCCTATTTCCTCGGACATTCCTCGCCGCGCATGGTCGAGGATCGCTACGCTCGTGGGGTGCGAGAAGCTGAGGCAAAAGAATTTTGGGCGCTTTAGGTGGTATCTGAGGTTAGATCGATGACTTTACCTAGCCAGCCTTGCGGGAAGTTTTCTTGGTCCGAGTTAATCGCCCAAAATCGGAAATCTCGGAGGCTGGTTGGATCACAGCACCAGCATCCGGCACGGATTTTCCCTCTTCAGATTCCTTCATTGCACGAATGCAATCCGCTATGATTGGACTAATATCCAATCTGCCAACAGGGTTTTTCTTTTTAAAATCCTCCTGCTTTTCCTTAATCCACCGATGCAGATCGGGAGGTATGCTGATGTTTAATTTTACAAATTTCTCGCTGCTCATTTCCTACCAGTAGCACCGATCTGACCGGAAATCAAACATCGCAAAGAAAAAATATTTTAGCCCGCAGGCCTAGCAAACAAGCGGATGTCAATAAAAAAATCAATGGTAGGGAAACTCCTTATTGCATTTTTTTATTGAATTACCGGTAGCACCGCTGCTATCGGTAGCACCATGCAAAACGCATACGTCAAAACAAGTATCAGCATACCGGTTGATCTCTTTGAGTATTTGAAGACCAAAGCGGACTCAAACGGGGGAACTCCAATCAGCCGACTGGTTGCAAATGCGATCCGGCTGCAAGCCAAAGCCGACAACAAACGGAGGGCCTCCAAATGATCGACTCCGAAGCCATGGCAGCCCGCTTAGGGATTGCAAAAGCAACTGTTGAGGATTGGGCCAAGAAAAACCGGATCCCGGCGTTTAAGGTCGGGCGCTGGTGGAGGTTTGATGAGAACGACGTTCTTCGCTCGCTGAAATTAGCCGGGAACAATCTGAGCTCCGCAATCGGGAGGGCGAAATGATCGACCTCCACGACCCCACCGCCGTCTGCCGATCCCTCGGCTATTTTCTGGATTTTCTCGCAATCACCGTGCCGGTGATCTCGTTGGCACTAATCGCACGGAGGATTGCCCGATGAGCGACCCCAACTGGAAACAGATCGCCGACGCCCGTGATCGAGCGGCCGCACTCCCTGAGAGCGAATGGGTGAAACAAGCGCCAAAAAAGACCAAACGTCTCGAGAACGTCCGAAATAGCCTCTGCCAACTCCTCAACAGGAGGTCCGGACAATGAACCTCTTTTACTGCATGGCGAACGGCGTTTTCGGCCGGTTCGGGGATTATGTGTGGGCGGCATCGCCTCGTGATGCTGCGCTGAAATTTCAAAACAAGCATCACGCCTGGCCGACTCTGACACGGCTGGAACGGAGGGCAAAATGAGCGACACCACCGCCCTCATCGCCGCCTGCCTAGTCATGCTCTCCCTCTACACGACATTCCACCTCGGGGTCGAATGCGAGCGCGAGCGCATCCGCAAGGAACGCCGCCGTCGGCTTCAAGAAGCGGACCAAGAGAAATGAATTTTCCTCGCTGAATAAGCAGGGGCAAAGGGGGGGCCGCGCATCCCAAAAAACGCGGACCAAATAACAAAAAACCAGAGTGATATGAAAATAATAAAAGGTAAACAACAGCGACCACAGCGGGTGGTCATTTACGGGGTCGAAAGCGTCGGCAAGACGACTTTCGCCAGCAAGTTCCCCAATCCTCTCTTCCTTGACATCGAGGGAGGCTCGAATCACCTCGCCGTGGATCGTGTGGCGGTGGCGACTTGGAAGGAACTCGGGGAGTGCATCAACGAAGCCAGCCGGACGGATTACGAGACGATCGTGGTCGACTCAGCCGATTGGGCGGAACGGTTGGCGGTGGAAGACCTCCTCGCAACCAATAAGAAGCAATCCGTCGAGGATTTCGGGTTCGGCAAGGGGTGGGTGATGACAGCGGAGAAGGTGAGCCGGTTCCTGACCGCGCTGGATACACTGATCGATGCCGGCAAGCATGTGGTTGTCCTGGCGCATTCCAAGGTCCAGCGCACGGAGCCGCCGGACATTCTCGCGGCGTATGACCGCTATGAACTCAAGCTCTCCAAGCAGTCTTCGCCGCTGGTGAAGGAATGGGCGGATGAGTTGTGGTTTTTCCGGTTCAAGACCAAGGCGGTTTCTCAGGACGGTGGCAAGGCGAAGGGGGTGGGGGGCAAGGAGCGGGTAATATACACGACCCACTCGGCTGCCTACGACGCCAAGACACGCTCGGGCCTCTCCGAAGAACTCCCGATGGAGTGGGAATCCGTTGCACATTTATTCGCTACAAACGCAACCGCAAAGGCGAAGCAGCCTGCCGTTGAGATCATTGGACGTGAGTCGGTGGCGGTCCTCGAGGAAAACGAGGAAGTCGTCAATCTCTTCTTGGTCAGCAACGGATCTATTCAAGAGGGCCAGACATGGCGCGATGCCAGCGAGAAACTTCGCCAGCAGATCGTGGCGCGGCCTCAGGCATTAGTGGCGAAGGCCAAGGCTCAAATGGAGGTCGCAGCGTGATTAAGGAAATCTCCCCTTCCTCCCTGCCGAAGCTGGCTGAGTGCGCGCTCTTTACAGGCGCGCCCGGCACCAGCTCGGCGGCAGAGCGTGGCACGCTGATCGACAAGGCGATCAGGGAGCTTTTGGTGGATGATCCCACGACCTTCGACGCGCTGACCGCCGAGGATCAAGCGGTGGCTCGGTGGGGCGTTGATGAACTTAGGACGCTTTCCGGTGGCTATCATGTCGAGACTCGGGAAGAGCATCTCGGCATGGAGGTGCCTGGGCTCTCCAAACCCGGAACAGCCGATGCGGTATGCGTTCGCGCTCAATGGGTGGCAGATATAAAAACAGGAGCCGTCAGAAATTATCGCCAGCAATTGAGTGCCTATTGTTTGGCCTGTATGCACGAGCATTTCGCCGACTCGTGGACGGCTCATGTGATCTATGTCGATCAGCGGCTCCGCCGCACCTACACCTTCACGCGAGAACAAGCCGAGGCGACAGTTTCGGCGGTGATCACCGAGGCCTCGAGCCGGTTGGCGGAGCCGACGCCAAATGAGTATTGCGGCTGGTGCGCTCATGCGAACTCGTGCCGGGCGCTGGTGCGCCAATCCTCCGAGGCGCTGGCATTGGTAAAGTCCGAGACCTCCCTTGCCGAGATCCGCGACAAAATCCTCGCCAATCCGGTCGAGCTTTCGGCCTTTGCGGCGAACTGGAAACTCGCCGAGAAGCAGATTGCAGAGCCGGTTCTGGATGCTCTCAAAGAACGCCTCGCAGCCGGTGAGGACATCCCAGGCTGGAAGGTCACGACTGGCGCGGGGCGTCAGTTCGTGGAGGCCGATGCCATCGCACGGGCCTCCGCCAATGTCAGCAAAGAGACGATCATCCTCGCCCTCGGCGGGAAGATGAGCGCCGAGAAATTTCGCCAGTTCTGCGCCGATGCCGGCGTCGAGGTGGACGAGTCAGCGGTG